CGGTGACCGTTGAGGCACCGGCCCCTGACGGGGGTGCCCAGTGATGGGCGCCCCCAGCTTTAAGGACCAGATCGCGGCGGATATTTTCGGCACGTTCCTGAACGCCCAAGAGTTTGCGGACGCCCACACCGTCAACGGCAAGGAAATGACGGTGGTGGTGGACGACAACGAACTTTTGGAGCGGGATAAATCCAAACTGCTGGGGGCGCCGCTGAATGGGACCTATAAGGCAAGGCGCCTGATCTATGTGGCGCGGGCGGAGTTTGGACCCCGCCCAGCCATTGGCACCATGCTGGCCCTGGACGGGCGGCAATACAAGGTCAAAGACAGCACCGAGGAGGCCGGAGTGCTGGCCATTGAATTGGAGGCGGTGAGATCGTGAGCGAAAACGGGGCGATCCTGCAAATCGACGTTGACGGAGAGATCCAGAAGATCGTCCGACAGCTGAACGATCTGCCGACCCAATTAAAGGCCCCCGCGGTGCTGGCCAGAGCCATGAACCTGACCGCCAACGAAATCAAGCGGAAGATCGGAAAGCAGGCCAGGAAAAAATATGCCATCACCGACGACAGGATCCTAAAAGACAAGAGCAAGGGCGCCATGTACCTGGAAAAGGCCACGGGAGCCGACCCTGCCGCTGTGCTGATCTCTAAGGGCGGAATGATGGAGGTTATGGCCTACACCACCCGGAAGAACGACAGCGCCACGGCGGCCATGTTGAAAGTGCTGAACGAAAGCAAACTGACCGCGTTGGAGGTGGAGGGGCGGAAAGCCTTTGAAACCACTTTCAGGAGCGGACACACCGCAATCGTACAGCGCCGGACAGAGGACCGCCTGCCGATCAAAAAACTGCTGGCCCCAGCTGTGCCGCACCTGTACGGCAAAAGCTACGAGGAGGCGGAACTGGATTACTACGGCATATTGCAAAAGCACATCCAGCAGCAGGTGGAAAAAGTCCTGGCACAGAGGGCATAAAAAACGGCCCCTTTCGGGGCCGTGAAATGGTCAATTATAAAAATCGTCGCCGGAAAATCCCATTTGAGAGGCAAGGAGGTATATGTGCTTGCACGGTTTACTCCGCTTTGAAAAATCCTCGCATGAGCAATAGTCCAGCGTTGTGGTGTATTTGTTCCCGGTGGATCCGCTGATCGTGGCAACCCCGGTTTTTGCGTTATACCCAATAATTGCAATACCGTCATGCAAAGCCCGTTCAAACCGATCAGACTGTGCCGCACCACGGTGTACCTGTTCATTCCAACTCCCAAAAGTGCGGCAGCCTGCAAGTGTTGGACGGGCAAAAGACACGAACTTTATTTCCTCCCGCTTTGACAGTTTGAAAAACATCAAAAGCCCCAGGATCACCAAGACGATCCCGACGGGAGGAAAAGCAAGTGCGAGCAGAACACCCAGGACGACCAGGACAGCGCCAAGCACATGGCACAAAAGCCGGAATGACTTTGAAACCGAGCGGGTGTATATGGCCCCGCCCTGTTCAAATGTCGTGGACTTTTCATCTTTCATTTTGTACCCTCCGTTTCTGATTGTTGCCACGTTTTTCTGATTATTTCCACATAAGTGATTATAAGTTACAAAACACGACTTTGCAAGGGGGCGCTTTCATGTGACACAAGAAAATTTGCTGGACGCCGTGGTGGACGACCTGAAAGGCGTATTTACCCACGACACCCTGACCAACTCCCAGGGCGTCGAGCGGACCGTGCAGGTGTACCGGCAAAATCTCCCGATCCGGGAGGGCACCGACGAAGAACCCGAAGCGGAGGAACCGCCGGAGCCGTATGTGTTGGTGCGCCTCTATCAGGGCGAGTTACCGGCACCGGACACCAGGCAAAAGGTGGACGTGGTGCTGACAATCTGCGTTGTGGATCAGGACCCGAACCGCCAAGGTTACCGGGACGCCCTCCACATCGTCAACAGCATTTTGACCCACTACGGAGAAAACAACATCGTGGGGCGGAGGTATGAGGTGCAATACCCGATCAAATGGGCCACCCAAGAGGAGGAAAGCCACCCGTATTATTTCGCCGCCGTGGCGCTGACGTTTGAGGCGCCGGCGATTTTCAAGGAGGTGCCAGAAACATAATGGCGAAACCCAAAAAGGCCGAACAGGCCACCACCGTGGTTTACTGCGGCCCGTCCATTCCGGGCGTGGCGAAGCAGTACACCGCATACACCAACGGGATCCCCACCGCGCTGGCGGAGGCTATCGTGAAGCAGCCGGCCATGGAGGGCCTGGTGGTGCCCCTGGAGCAGTTACCGGAGGCCATGAAGAACCTGCGGAGCGGCACGGGGCATATTTCCCGCCTGTATCGTCTGGTACAGGTCAAACACTAAACAGGAGGTAGAACAACATGGCATACAAACACGGTGTATATAACACCGAGCAGGCCACCAGCCTGACCGTACCCATTCAGGGCAGCGCTGGCCTGCAGGTCATTTTCGGCACGGCGCCCATTCACCTGGCGAAAGACCCCGCGGCGGCGGTCAACACCCCCAAGCTGGTTTACAGCTACAAGGAGGCTGTGGAGGCCGTCGGCTATTCGGACGATTTCGAGAACTTCACCCTTTGCCAGAGCATTAGCGCCTGTTTCCAGGTTTTCAACGTTGCGCCCATTATCCTGGTGAACGTACTGGATCCCAATAAGGCGGCCCACGTCACGCAGAACCAGGCGGAAAGCTGCGACGTTGTGGACGGCGTGGTGCTGTATGACAAGAAATATGTGCTGCTGAACACCCTGACCGTGAAGAACGGCAGCGCCACCCTGGTGGCCGGCAGCGACTACGAGGCGGCACATGAGGACGACGGCAGCGTGGCCATTACGCTGCTTTCCACGGCGGCCAAGGAGGCCAGCAGTCTGACCGTGAGCAGCACCAGCCTGAAACCCTCCGGCGTGACCGCTGCCGACATTGTGGGCGGCGTGGACGCCTCCACCGGCAAGGAAACCGGCCTGGAACTGATCCGCCAGATTTACCCCACACTGGGCATGGTGCCCGGCCTGATCCTGGCACCCGGCTGGAGCCACACCCCCACCGTAGCGGCAGCCCTCCAGGCCAAGACCGAGAACATCAACGGCAATTTTAATTGCAGTTGCCTTTTGGACATTTCCGCGGACAGCGACGGCGCGGTGGTTTACACCAGCGTAAAGGGCGCCAAGGAAGCCCTGGGCGCCAGTTCCGCCCATGCGGCGGCCCTGTGGCCCATGGTGGCCGTGGGCGAGAAGAAATATTATTTCTCCGCCATGTTTGCCGCCCTGACGGCCTACACGGACGCCAACAACGCAGACGTGCCCTATGAAAGCCCGTCCAATAAGGACCTGCGGATCACCGCCACGGTTCTGAAAGACGGCACCACGGTGGCGCTGGATCAGCAGCAGGCCAACGACGTGCTGAACGCCAACGGCGTCATTACCGCGATCAACGCCAACGGGTTCAAGTCCTGGGGAAACAACACCGCGGCCTATCCCTCCACCACGGATCCGAAAGATCGCTGGTGGGCCGTGCGCCGTTTCTTTGACTGGGACGGAAATAATTTCATTCAGACTTATTTCCAGAAAGTTGACAAGCCGGGCAATAAGCGCCTGATCCAGTCTATTGTGGACAGCCAGAACATTATCGGCAACGGCTACGTTGCCCGCGACTACTGCGCCGGTTATCGCGTGGAGTTCCGCAGCGACGAAAACCCCGTTACCAACCTGCTGGCCGGCCACCTGACCGTACACACCTACCTGGCCCCGTACATTCCCGCGGAATATATCGAAAATATCCGTGAGTATGACGTGGACGCCCTGGAAAGCGCAATCGGAGGTGAATAAAGATGAACACGATCCCCACTAAGATCAACCGTTACAACGTCTACAACAAGGGAAACCGCCTGCTGGGTGTCGGTGAGGAAATGACGCTGCCGGACTTTGAGCCGTCCAGCGAAACCGTGACCGGCGCCGGGATCCTGGGTGAGATCGACGACCCCACCGTGGGCTATTTCGGCAATCAGGAACTGGAAATCCCGTTCCGTCTGTTGGACAAGGAAACCGCCGACATGATGGACATGACCAAGGCCGTGCAGCTGGAGATCCGCGGCGCCCAGCAGACCACCAACACCGAGGGCGATATTGAGTTCAGACCCATGCGCGTGGTGGTTCGTGGCCGCGGCGGAAAGCTGACCACCGGCAAGGTCAAGGCAGGCAGCCCCATGGACACCGCGATCACGCTGACCATTCTTTACATTCTCATTGAGGTGGACGGCAAGACCGTGGTGGAACTGGACAAGCTGAACGAGGTTTACAAGGTCAACGGCGTGGACGTTCTGGCCAAGATCAAGGAGATGTGCTGACATGAGCGACGAAAAGAGAATGGACACCGCCCTGCTGGCGGAGAACGACGAAAACACCGCGGCGGAGGAAAACACCCTGGTTATGAAGCTGGACAAGCCTTTCACCTTTGAGGGGCAGACGTACACAGAGGTGGACCTGTCCGGCCTGGAGGACACCACGGCGGCAGACCTGCAGGCCGTGGGCCGTTTCGTGACGAAGAAGAACCCGGCAGCGAACCCCGCAACCGTGGAAATGACGCTGGAATACGCCCAGTTCATGGCGGCCCGCGTCGCCCACCTGCCGCTGGAGTTTTTCGAGCGCCTCCCCGCAAAGGAGGCAATCAAGCTGAAAGGCATTGTCGTGGGTTTTCTTTACGGCGGGGCTGGGGACAACTAACGCCCGCCGTCATAAACAGGGCCTGCGTCGGGTTGTCCATACAACTGCGGACAGGGCTGGATTATCTTCTGGCCCTGTCCGTTTCGGACTTGAACGAACTGGCGGACACGGTGACGCAGTACGCGGAGGAGGTGGCAAAACATGGCCGGCAAAAATAAAACGTATGAGTTAATGCTGAAAATCGGCGGCAAGGTGGACGGTTCCCTGAAAACCGCCTGCAGCACCGCAGACAAGAACCTGGCTGCGCTGGGGAAAACGGCAAAGACCGCGGGAAAGATCGCTGCCGGTGCCATGGTAGCAGCCGCCACCGCTGTGGCGACCCTGGGAACCGCTGCGGTGAAATCCGCGGCGGAGTATGAGGCCCAGCTGGCCAACGTTTCCACGCTGCTGACCGGCACGGAGGCAGAGGTGGCCGCACGAACGGCGGAAATCGGGGATCAGGTTCTGGAAATCTCCAACCGCACCGGCGTGGCCACGGCTGACCTGACGGACGGAATGTATCAGGTGGTTTCCGCTTTCGGTGACAGCGCAGACGCCGCGGCCATTCTGGAAACCGCGGCAAAATCCGCGGCGGCGGGAAACGCGACCACGACGGACAGTATCAACCTACTTTCTGCCGTAACCAAGGGTTACGGCGATACCTCCGCGGAGGCGGTGCAGCAGGCGGCGGATCTGGCATTTGCCACCGTAAGACTGGGCCAGACCTCTTTCCCGGAACTGGCCGCAGGCATGGGCAAGGTCATTCCCCTGGCCAGTACCCTGGGGCTGGAGCAAGAACAGCTATGGGGCGCCATGGCCACGCTGACCGGCGTTACAGGTTCCACGGCGGAAGTGGTTACGCAGATGAAAGCCACAATGCAGGCGTTCCTCTCCCCGTCCAAGAATATGCAGGCCGCCCTTAAAAACATGGGCTATGAAAGCGGCCAGGCGCTGCTTGAAAGCAAGGGCCTGCAGGGATCTCTGGACGCCCTAAAGGACGCTGTGGGAGGCAACGAACTGGCGTTTGCTGGCCTGTTCTCCTCTGTGGAGGCGCAAACCGCGGTGCTGGCTATGGCAGGCAACCAAGCCGAAAACCTGACCAGCAAGACGGCGGAAATGTACGAAGCCACCGGCGCGGCAAATACCGCCTTTGAGCGGCAGACCAACACCCTGAAATACGACATTAAGATGATTAAAAACCTGGGCGCCAATTTCTTGACGCAGCTGGGCACCAACATTCTGCCGTATGTGCGGGAGTTCGCGGAGGCGGCCCTGCCGGTGGTTTCGGAGGCGCTGGAGAAGATCGGCAGCTACATGACCGGAACCATCATTCCGGCGGTGGAAACCGCGGTGAAATGGATTTCGGAACACCGCACCCTGATCCTGGCGCTGGCGGCGGGTATTGCCACCGCTGTGGCGGCCTACAAGGCGTATAAAGTGGCGATCACCGCCTACAACGCAGTTATGGCCGTGTATAAAGTGGTCACCGCAGCAAGCGCCACGGGCACCTTTACCCTGGCGGGCGCCATGACGGCGCTAAATCTTCCCGTGCTGGCAGTTGTGGCCGCCATCGGCCTGGCTGTGGCGGCGGGGATCCTGATTTATAAGAACTGGGACAAGATCAAGGCCAAGGCCGTGGAACTGGGCGCGAAGATCTCCGAGGTATGGGGAAACATCAAGACCGGCGTTTCCGAGGCCGTGGCGAACCTGGTTTCTGCGTTCCAGTCAAATTTCCCCCTGCTGTCCGCTTATTTGAGCGGGTGGTGGGAAAGTGTTTCGGCGGCCTGGGAAAACGTCAAGGCCATTTTTGCCAATATCATTGACTTTGTGCAGAACGTATTTGCAGGCAACTGGAGCGCCGCCTGGGACAATATCGTGGCCATTTTCGGAAACGTGTTTGGCATGATCGTGAACCTGGCGAAAGCCCCCATAAACGGGGTTATTTCCGCAATCAACTGGGTGCTGGAGAAGATCAACAGCATTTCCGTGACGATCCCGGACTGGGTTCCGGGCGTCGGCGGGAAAACCCTGGGCTTTAACATTCCGACGATCCCCGCCCTGGCTGCCGGTGGTATTGCCACGGCGCCCACGCTGGCGCAGATCGGTGAGGGCGGAGAGCCGGAGGCGGTGCTGCCGCTGTCCAAGCTGGCGGCCCTCCTGGACGAATGGACGAAGCCGAAGCCGACACCGGGCGGCGGAACGGGCGGCGGCGGTGAAACCG